ACCTAAATTTATATTTTTACAAACAGATTGTATCTGTTTTACTAGTGGTTCAAATACACCATCAGGTTTTTGTAAATCGCTTTGCCAACCACCTCTATTAGATTTAACTATTGTTTTATTTTCCATTTGACCTGAAACCCAGCCTTCCATATCTTCATTAAAAGTAACTCTTGTTTCATGTTTTGTAAATTCATGTACTAGTGTATACCAATATGGTGTAGGCCATAATATTTCCTGTTGTATAACTTTTCTAGGCAACTCTTGTTTAGGCATTACTCACTAGCCTCCACATACAACTCTTTAGCAAACTCTTTTAGTTTATGTTTATCTAAATCAGTATCTACCTGGTCAATATAGTTTCTTAAAAAGGTCAATGTATCTTCGCCTGAATCCAATATATCATCTCTAACGGAAGATTTAATATCTGTAGGGTCTTCTACTATTACCAACTCATGTACATTTATGTCGTTGTAAAACTTCTCTATAAGTTTACCATACATTTCTTCTTTTGTTTTTTGAGATACTATTAACTTAACAAAACAGTTATCATAGTTTTCAAGTCTTTGATGTGTGTAGTCATATTTTACATCATCATATATAAACTTTTTAAATATTCTATTTGGATTTTCAATTCTTTCTACTTCTCTTGTATTTGTATCAAAGATATGAAAACCTTTAGGGCATTTATAATCTGACCACATAATCTCGTATTGTGTACCTAGATAAAAGATATGTCCGTCATCTGATTTTTTATGAAAGTGACCTGATAATACTTTTTCAAATCTTCTAAATTGTTCTCTACTTAAACCATGTTCGTTCATATGACCACCATGCATTTCAAAACCTTTTATCTCTAAATGACCAAAACATATATCGGCATTTGAGTGATCTATGGCATGTATAGAGTCATCATAGTTGTCATCACAAATCCATGGTAAGAATTGTATTTTAGTACCATCAAATTCTACTTCTCTTGGTTGTGTATATATTTTAACATCTGGTCCTACATTTAAATTTTCTATGGCATTTACTTCGTTTGTGTTCTTATAGTAAGTGTCATGGTTACCAATAATAATATGTGTATCTATTTTTAAATTAGATAGTCTGTGCCAAAACTTTTCTCTAAAGTTGTGTGCCGTATTATGGTTTATAAACTTTCTTCTATCAACAACATCACCTAAGTGTACAAGTGTTGTTATATTGTTTGCTATTAGATAAGGAAAAAACACCTCATCATAAAACTTATTTTGATGTTTTATGAAAGCTGGATTGTCATTTCTACAACCAAAGTGTGTGTCGTTTAATAATGCTAGTTTCATAATGATTTATAATATTCGTTTGTTTTTATAAATTTAGGTATATACTCATTAATACCAGCAGATAATTTTTGATAATGTTGTTTGGTTGCATCATATATTCCATAATCTTTTAATTCTTTTTTTGCCATTTTAGAATCAAACAAATTCATACCTATAGCTATCTGATACCATAAAGTATTACCTATATTATAAAAGTTATTACCTTTATCGTTTATATAATCAACAGTTCTAGGCATTCTATATTTCCATATTGACATTTGTTTTGTTAGTCTTTTTGACCATCTATGTGGTCTGCCTGATTCTTTCCAAAACTCTGTATCTTTTCTAGGAGTTATATAATGAAACATTATAAAATCTCTTATGTTGTCCCACATCTGGCCCATTTCTGAGTTGTATTGTTCTTGTAAATATTCACATTCAAATGGCATATCTTTTTTAAAGTAGTTTTCTATAAAATGTGTAATTTGCATTATAGTAGCATGTATAGAAGTTGCCTCTAACGGTTCTATAAAAGCAGTTGACAATCCAGTTGATAATACATTTTTACACCACGCCTTTTGTAGTCTGCCGGTTTTAAATTTTATCTGTCTTTGTACATCTATTTTTCGTTTTAATACTTTAGATATTTCATCATGTGCTTTATCAAAGTCTATAAAGTGGTCGCTAAACACATAACCACAACCTAATCTTTCTTGTGTAGGTATCTCCCATAACCAACCATACTTTTGTGCCCAAGCATGAGTATAGTTTCTAATAGGTTCATCTGATACATAATTAAAGTTTAAGGCACTATTTACTAATAAACTATTATATGGTATAAAATCATTTTTTTCTACCTTGTCTATTAAGACTTTAGCAAAACCAGAACAATCTATAAACAAATCACCTTTTATAGTCTTGCCTTTTTTAGTTTTCAAACTTGTTACAAGACCCATATTATTTTGTTTAAAGTCAACCACTTGATCATCAATATATTTACATTTAGATACAGCGGTGGCTTTTCTTTTTAAATATTGCCCTACTTTATATGTGTCTAAATGATATGCTAATGGAAAATGTGTGGGGTGTGAATAAGCATTATTATTATCCATAAAATGTAATCTGTTTTCTGCCATTAAACGTGATTGAAACGTTTGACTATAATCTTTTTTATCTGCTATATGATATATTCTGTAATTATCATAATCTTCATGTGGATACATGTAATCATTTGAATAATTATCACCAATAGGAGAATAAAAGGACTCGCCTTTCTTATACCAATCAGTATGTTTAATACCTAGTTTAAATGTTGATGATGTTTCTTTTAAAAATTCTTCTTCATTTAGACCGGTAATATTATTCTTCAAATTAATTAGATTATTAAAACGGCCTGTTGTGCTTTCACCAACTCCTATTATAGGAATCTCTTTTGTAGCAACTACTGTTATCTTTGTGTCGGTTGAAGTCTTGTTTATGAAATGGTGAGCAGTTGCCCAACCAGCCGTTCCACCACCGACTATTACAATGTTTTTAATATTCATTAAGCAAAAAATTTAGATGACTTTACTTTTTTCTTTTTCTTTACCTTTGGCTTTTCTTTCTTAACAGGCTCGTCCATTCTCATATTCTTTTGTAAGTATTCTTTGAATTGATTTTTAAACTCTCTGTCTTCACCTGGTTGTAAAGTAATATCATCATAGTTATTATCCATTATTAGTTTTTGTTTTATAGTAACTTGTTTCTTTTCTTTTTGTATTCTTCTAACAAAAGCAAAGTATATTATTTGTGTAAAGTAGGCAAATGGATTCTTTGATTTAGCAGGATTAAAGTTGTCAAGGTACTGTAAACAGTTTTCTATACCATCAGAGATCATATCATCTCTAAATGTATAATTGATAAAATTCGGTCTGTATGATAGGTGATTCGCTATTTTTAAGAAACAACTACCAATATAGTTACCAACTGGTGGTTTTTCTTTCTTTTCTTTTATTGCTTTGTTAACTTCTTTTCTGTAACCTTTCATGGCCTCCAGAAAGTCAGCATTGTTAACGTAGTGTTCGGATTTCTTTTTTGTTTTCATAATTATTAATATAACATAATCACTTGTATTTGTCAATGTTTTAAGGTTGTTAAATCAGCATTGACTTTTCCTTAAAAATGCCTATAATGGAGCGTGTAGCGAGGTAAGTTGAGGATACTCCAGCTTAATGGATAGTTCCTGGCCCACTATTACCATCATCATAGTCATCACTAAACTCATCAAATATCTCATTGATTTTAGAGTTCTCTTGTTTAGAGAACATTGTCTTTTTATATTTGTCTTCTCTTTTAGGAGTTTCTAGCTTTTGATATTCGTTACTCATATGTTCAAATGATTTAGTCATTTCGGAAGAGGCATTTGTAATCGTCATAATCTTTTTTATTGGGATAGTTATAATCTCATCATTAGTATAAGCCGCCCATTTAATTAATGCTACATAGTCTTTAAATCCTTGTGGTGTTAATTGTGGGACATATTTAATTAGCAAAGGCTTAATCAATCTAAGTAAGCCAGATTTTTCAGGTAGTTGTTCTTTCGGAAAAGCACAGACTATATCATCGCCGTTGTCTAGTTTAATAACTTTTACTTGTTTCATTTATTTTAACTCCACATTATGGATTTCATATTCAAAGTCTTCATCATTGTAAATATTTATCCGTTCTCTAAAATGGGCCAGAGTGTAGTTTTCTTTTTCATTGTGTGTTAAATCATCAGCAATATCATATAGTGTGGCTGCCGAGTTATTATCTTTTAATCTTAAACCTCTACCTATTGATTGTAAGTTTCTTATACGAGATTTACTAGGGCTACTAAAAACAATATTGTGTAAATTACGGATATTGATACCAGTAGAAAAGGTACCGTAACTAGCGATAATAATTGCGTTATCAGACTTTTCTGTGATCTCTCTAATCTTTTCTCTTTCATCAGCTTCTACTCCTCCATGGACATAAAATATGTTGTGTTTATCGGCCTTCTTTTCAATAAGTTCTTTTAATATCTTGCCGTGTTTTTCAACATATTGGAATAGACACAAAGTATTACCTTGTAAAGATAAGGTCAAATTTCTTATGTATTTATTCCTTTTCTCATTTGAGACCAAATAATCCATCTCTTCCTGATAAGTCTTATCTTTTAACATGTGACTGGCATTCTTGTCGTGTTTTAAGATTAAACAGATAATCTTTAAAGCAGCCAATTTACCACTTTCTTGTAACTCACTTGTAGATACAACCTTGTTGACTGTACCAAATAGTCCTTCTAATACTAACTTATGTGTTTTAGTACCATCTAAAGTACCTGTAAGACCTATTCTATA